GGTACTAACATATGATGACCGTACAGATACATCTTCTGGAGCTGACCGTAAAATATATGTAAATGGTGTTCTTCGTGATACAGATAACATCAATTGGGAAGATACAGGTGGTGGAACTGGTGGTATGATGTTTGGTGGTCGTAATGTATCTGATGCGTATCAGAATGGATGGGCTTGTAAACTTGATGAAGTATCTATTTTTAATACAGCTAAAGATGCTGATTGGGTTGAAAGTGTATATAATGGTGGAATTAAATATAATCATATAGGTGAAAGTGGTCTTGTAGGATATTGGAGATTTAATGAGGGTAGTGGAACTACTGTTACGGATCATTCAGGAAATGGTAATCACGGAACATTTGGTGCCATTTCTGGAAATACTACAGCATATCCAACTTGGTCAACAGATAAACCATAAACATAGGAGTAATTATGGGAAGTTACAGTAAAGAATCGGAAAGAGAAAATAAAGCCTTAGGTGACCTTTTAGCGGGTCGTGATCCTGAAAAACGGATAATGGTTGGATATAATAGTGGTAAAGAACCTGAAAAGCACGGAGATAAGATACATAGACTATCTGATATTATGAAAGAGGCAAGGATGCCGTGGTTTTGTCCTGAGTGTGATAAGACAATGAAGAAAAAACTTGATAATAAGTTTTGGAGATTGATGGGACATTGTTTCGATTGTCAGATTAGGATAGAAAATAAACTTCGTGTTGAGGGTAAATGGGAAGAATACGAGAAGAAAAAGATATTTGAAAATAAAAAGGCATATTTAAAAGATTTAAAACAAAGTATTGACGAATTCGAGGCGTCAGGGGGTAAGACTACTTTTTTTAATGAAGTAGGTGTAACAGAAAAAGGTGTGGAGAAAGAGGAATGGTCAATGGGACAAGAAAATTTTGATAAACTTGTTGACGAGGCCAGAGAATATATTGAACGACTTGAGATGGAGTTGGAAGATGAAATTGTATAATGATAGAAAGTTAATATTACCCGAAGATGTTATATTTGAATTAATGGATATGACAGCAACTCTCGGTGAAGTTGCAGAAGAGTATCATAGAAAGATTGGAAGTGATGAAGAAATAGAAAAACTTTTGGAAGTTTATCATAGAATCATAGGAAAGTTAATGAAATTACAAGAATATGAGTCGATTGATGAGAATGGTAAGAAAACAGTAAATCTTGAAGAACTTGTACACGGAGCAGGTCTTTCATTTTTAGGAGAACATTAGATGAAAAAAGTGTGGAAAGTATTATTAGGAATTTTGGGTGGTCTATTGGCCATTTTAGGACTTGGGGCAAAGGCTTCTGGTAAGAAAAAAGAAGAAGTCAAAAAACTTGATGATGCAATTAAGCAAAAGGACAAAGAAGTTAAACAAACCGAGAAAAAGGTTAAGCAACTTGAGTCAAAGAAGAGAGTAAATAAAAAACAAGTGGAAAAACTGAAAAAAGAGGTTGAAACTACTAAAGCAGACATTAAAAAGGCTCAAAAGGCCGTTGAAATTGATGATGTAGACGAAGCAGTAAACTTTTTGAAGAAGTTTTCCAAGTAAACTGATATATATGTATATATGAAGAATTTAATTAAAATATTATTATTTGTAGGAATGGTTTTTTCACAAGAAAAGACATTTACCTTCACGGAATCTGAAATTTTGGGATTTACCAAACAAATAACTGATTTACAAGTCAAAGATAGTTTGAATACTAAAACTATTAAAGACCTTGAATCTATTATGAAGTTATTGGAACAAAATGCCCAAACAGACTCACTAATAATCGCGAATAAAGACCTTTCGATTGAAGTATTGAAAGAACGTTCAGAAATATTAGAAAAAAAGGTAAAACTTGTGAAACCCAGTTGGTATGAGAATAAATGGTTATATTTCACTTATGGAGTGATTATGACCGCGACTTCTGTAAATCTTGCTGGTCAAATCGTTAACTAATGTCTACTAATCCAACACCATTAAAAGATGTAATCAAATCTGAATATGTGAAGTGTGCTAAAGATCCTGCATATTTTATGAAAAAGTATTGTATGATTCAACATCCAATTAAGGGAAAAATACCATTTAGTCTATATGATTTCCAAGAATCTACTGTAAATGATCTTCAAAATAATAGATTTAATATTATATTAAAGGCAAGACAACTTGGTATTTCTACTGTTACTGCTGGATATTCTTTATGGATGATGACGTTTTTTCAAGATAAGAATGTGTTGGTAATTGCAACTAAACAAGATGTGGCAAAAAATTTGGTAACGAAGATTCGTGTTATGCACGCAAACTTACCAAGTTGGTTAAAACAACAATGTGTTGAGGATAATAAACTAAATCTACGATATGTCAATGGTTCACAAGTTAAGGCAGTTTCTTCTGGACCCGAAGCAGCTCGTTCTGAAGCTCTATCTTTGTTGATATTGGATGAGGCAGCATTTATTGATAAGATTGATGAGATATGGACTGCAGCCCAACAAACATTAACGACTGGTGGTAGTTGTATTGCACTCTCTACACCAAATGGTGTCGGAAATTGGTTTCATAAAAATTGGGTAGAGGCTGAAGAAGGCCGTGGACTGTTTAATTTTATTAAACTACATTGGAGTGTTCATCCTGATAGAGAACAAGAATGGAGAGATGAACAAGACGAGTTATTAGGACTACAGGCCGCAGCACAAGAATGTGATTGTGATTTCATAACTTCAGGTACTTCTGTTATTGATGCGTCAATTTTACAAGAATGTAGAGATAAGATGGCAAGAGATCCTATTGAAAAACGTGGTGTTGATAGTAATTTGTGGGTTTGGGAGCCACCAAATTATACAAAGAATTATGTGGTGAGTGCAGATGTTGGTCGTGGAGATAGTAAAGATTATAGTGCATTTCACGTTATTGATGTGGAAAAGGTAGAACAAGTAGCAGAATATAAAGGTAGGATTCCTACCAAAGATTTTGGTAATATGTTAGTGAGTATTGCAACAGAATATAATGATGCCTTACTAATTATAGAAAACAATAACATTGGTTGGGCAACCATCCAACAAGTAATAGATAGGGATTATCCTAATCTATTTTATACAAGTAAAGATTTACAATATATTGATATTGCACATCAAATGACAAATCGATATAGAAGTGAAGAGAAGAAAATGGTAGCAGGATTTAGTACTACTGCCAGAACAAGACCTTTAATTATTGCAAAATTAGAGGAATATTTTAGAGATGAATCAGTAGTGGTTCGTTCTAATAGATTGGTAGATGAATTATTTACATTTATCTATCTAAATAATAGAGCAGAAGCAATGCGAGGGTATAATGATGACCTCGTAATGTCTTTTGCAATAGGACTTTGGGTTCGTGATACTGCATTAAGGTTACGAACTGAGGGAATTGAATTAACAAAAAGGACACTTGATAGATTTCAAGATGTTGATGGTCTATATACTGCCGACTCAAATGATAATGGTGAGTGGGATTGGGAAGTAGGCCAAGATAGAAATAAAGAGTCTTTAAAGTGGCTCTTGTAAGTGAGGTAAAAAATGGCTGATAAAACATTATTTGGTCGGTTAAGAAGATTATTTAGTACAAATGTTATTGTAAGAAACGTAGGTGGTAAAAAACTAAAAATTGCCGATACGGATCAATTACAACACGGTGTACGAAGTCACCTTGTCGATAGATATTCAAAAATGCATAGTGGATTGGACTTAATTAGTTCTGGATATTCAACCGTACATCAAGTTATGGCAGCAAGACTTGGATTGTTTAAGGATTATGAAACAATGGATTCAGATTCTATAATATCAAGTGCTCTTGACATATATTCAGATGAATCTACAATGAAAAATCCATATGGACAAGTGTTGGAAATTCAAAGTGATAACGATAATATCCAATCAATATTACATAATTTATTTTATGATATTATGAATATTGAATTTAATCTCTGGCCTTGGGTAAGGAATTTAACTAAATATGGTGATTTCTTTTTACACTTAGATATAAGTGATAAGTATGGAATTACAAACGTGATACCTCTTTCTCCATACGAAGTCATTCGAGCAGAGGGAGAAGATCCTGAAAATCCATATTATACTAAATTTTATTTAGAAACAATGGAGGCTACTCATCCATATTTACATAAGAGTCAAGGCTCAACTGGAAAAGTAGAGTTTGAAAATTTCCAAATTGCTCACTTTAGATTATCAAGTGATAGTAATTTATTACCTTATGGTAAA